CGAGGAGTTCATGGTTAGTAAATTTCCTTTTGGACTGTTTCCTAAATAGGCCATGGTTCTCCTTATGTACTTATTGAATCAACGAAAGAAGCCCATACATCTAAACTAGAAGCAGTATCAGATTTAGCTTTCAATATATCATTGTTTTGCATTACGATTTTACTTCCGCCATCTATTAGTTCTAAAGATCCACCACTTATTATTGGACAATTTTTAATTAAATAATAATCATTTGATCCATCATTAATAAAAATATCTATGTTAATAGTTGATGTTGTTGTATTTGCACAACGAATAGAAATTACAGCATCATCAGAATTACTTGTATGTATTGTTGCTGCTGAAGTTCCTATATTTCTTTGTATATATCGTTCAAAATCCTGAGCCATAAATTATCCTATAATGCTATCGCCATTGCAGTTACAAAACCTGCACTAACTCCTCCTACTACATTTCCTGATGCATCTTTATAAACAGCTTTATCTGCTGGTAATGTACAAAATACAATTTTAGTACCTGCAGAAAAATTTATTTTAGATGTATTGTTTAAACTATTTGAGAGAACGGTATCTCTCGATAGTGTATTAGGTGAACCATTTAAATAAGTTCCTAAACCTACTTCAAATTCGTCTAAACCTGCATTTAAAATTGTATAATAAGTAGTATTGTTATTTCCTATTCCGTTTGCAAAACTTTCATAGTCAGTAAATGCACCTGCTAAACTGAAAGTTCCTGTTCCAGTTGTCGTAGATGATTCTTTTACTCTATCATGAATTACAAGTGCCATAGAAAAATATTAAATTAACACTTATGCAATTCTTATTAAACCATTCGTAGCGTCAGCATTTGGAAATTGTAATTCAAATGTACCGTTAGTAGAAGTTTTAACTCCACCAAAATCAAGAACAGCAATTGAAGAATTACTATTGTTTGCATTATATAATAATGCTGCCTGTGCTGAAATAGTTGCATTAGCAAATGAAACATTATCTGCATCAAAAATAGCTGTAGTACCGTCAGTAGAGATAGCTACATTTGTTAATGTAGCACCACCTGTAGTGTAATTAGTTCCACTTGAAGATATTTCATTTGCAGTAATGTATGCAGTAGTGTTTTGATTTAAAGTTGCAGTATTGTCATAAAGTGCACACTTTATAGTCTGACTTTCAAGATTTCCGCCAGGCGACATTAAATCTTGTTTAAATGCAACTGTTATAGCTTGTGATATTGCCATATTATTGTCCTCCAGTTAATGTATTTTCGCCTAGTGGACTACCAGGAAACTTATAGTCAGTTCTTCTTCTTCTACGAGCTTCATTGTTAATTGCAGTCACACTTTCGACATACTTTTGTTTATATATATTATAGTCTTCTATATTTTTTGTAAAGAGATTTGCTTCTGATAAACTTCCATAAAGTAAAGCATCTGAAGCATTTTCAGTATACCAATTAGTAGTGTTAGTATTAGATAATGAATTTATTCTTCCTTGATACCCTAATTCCATAACATAAGCAACATCTGGTGTAGGTGCCACATATACTGTAGAATCATCAAAATTAGCAAAGTATCTTGGTGTTCCAGTAATTGCTACATTTGGCCAATATTCTTGTAAAAATTCTACTGGTTTAATTTCTAAAAATTGTCTTTCGTTATTTACTATTATATTTAAATAATTTAAAGCCATTGGTTCTATTGAAGATGGTAAAGTTACAAATCTATCTCCTACAACCATAGAAGAAGTTACATTTTCATTAAAACCTACAGGATCTATTTCTCTTGCTAATTTTTGTTGAGTGTTATTTATGAAAGTATCTAATTGTGCTACAAAATCAGTACCTGTATTCTCTGCCCATGTCTGAATATCAGTTTTCAGTGAGCTGTATGTCATTACCATCTTTATTCTCCTCTTTTACATCAAATTTATTCCATACATTTCCTTTAAAGGCATATGTACCGTAATGAGTAAGTGGACTTATAACATCTGCAAATATTTTACCACCTATTTTTTGCCATAATCTGCAAAAAGCATAATCTTCTGATAAATATCTATTACTTTTTTCATCAATAATACAGTCAAAAAATGCATAACAATTATCACTTGAATATCTATTATTATTAATAATTTGATCACTTGTATATTTAAGATTAGGATATGCTTCTTTCATTTTAAAAAAAACTTCTTTTTTAATACACATAAAACCTGTGGCTGCATCCATTACTTCTGTAAAACCATTTTTTACTTTAATATTTAAAGGATCTGAAAAATTTAAATTATAACCTAGTGCTTTTTGTTCTAAATTTTCATGTAAATTTTTTTTAGAAAAATCAGTTACTGATTTCCAATCAATAGATTTTCTAGGATAAATTCCACAAGAAATATCATAATTTGATTCTACACATCTTATAACTGAGTTTGGATTAAAACCTATATCACTATCAATAAACATTAAATGAGTAAATTTATCAGGGTCTTGATCTACATTATCTAAAAATTGACTGACTAAAGTATTTCTAGCTCTTGTAATAAGGCTTTCATTACCTATTGTATTTAAATGTATTTGAATATTCTTTTTTTGAGCTTCTATCGATAAAGACAAAATGCCATGTAGATATGCTTCTGTAAGTTGACCACCATAACAAGGTGTTGCGATCATAACACCATATTTTTTATTTTTCATGATATAACAATAGTAACACTTCCTAAAGCAGTAGATAACAAATTTGTGCTTGCTTGTGAAATACCATTATTAGACACAGATCCAGATGTTGATGGAAAAATTAAATCTATTTGATTTGGAACCCCACCGGTAGCAGATAAATTAGCTTGAGGTCTTGCATTTTCTAAAGTTTCACTATCTGTAAAATACATTAAACTTAATTGTGGATGTTTTTGTTCAAATTCAGAAAAATGTACAAACGAGCCATTCCATTCAAACATCATTTCATTATAAGGAAATTCTAAACCTGATCTATCAGATATTGCTTTAGAAAAATTGCCTTGTGAAAATTTATTATGCGGTGCTCTATGAGGTCTTTGTCCTCGATCAGCTAGTTTATTGGCCATAGTAACCTGTATTAGGTAAAATTCTTGTTGATGGTGTATCGTCTCCTGCAACTAATCTTTGATATGCTTGTTCATAATCCATTTTTAATTCTGCTCTTTGAGCTTGATCAATATTGACTCTTTTTTTAGAAAGATAATAAGCTAAACCTGCACACATACATTCAAAAGCTCTAAATGGTATGTCAAAAGTTTGCTGAACTCCATCTACAGTAGAAGCAGTTATATCTTGTATTTTTCTCATTCTATAATATCTTATAGTGTAAGCTTTATCTGGTGCTGGATAAATTTTTATTACAGGTGTATTTAATCTTTGCAAATAAAACTGAGTAGGTCTTGATTCAGTCGTTTTATTTGATATTGCTGCGTAATCATTAAGTCCTAATCGTGTCATTGAATATTCAGTTGATCCATCTAAAACATTTGCATTTATAATATCTACAGTATCATAATCTAATGTATACTCAGTTGTGCTTTTTGATATTGATAAATCTTTAAGTTCTACTGTCCACTGATTATATCCTCTATTTGCCCAATCACTAAACATAATATTTAAACTACGTCTAGCTGATCTTACATCATAACCTAAAATAGGATCTCCTCCTATTCTATCAAAAGCTTCTTGTATACAGTCATTAACTGTAAGATTAAATGTAGCTGTATTTGATGTAGTCATTATGCAAAGAATGCTGTAACTGAACTTGCTCCATTTGCAGAAATATTAACTTTTAAATTTGTATCAAATTTAACACCTTCATCTGGTAAGCTAATATTTATTGGACCACTATCAGCACTAGCTCCTGTTGTAATTGTAAATTTAGTTGTTGCATCATCTACAAAAGTTACTGTACCAGCGGTAGCACTAGGTGTTATAATAAAACCTTTTAGTCTTGTAGAACCACCGTGCAGTGCAACATTAGAACCTTGAGTAGTTGTACTATTTGCTTGTATGTCAGATCCTGCCATTTATCCTCCTATATTAAATTTTGTTTTTTTAGGTTTTCATATAATAATCCAATTCTATCAGATTGGCTAGTAGGTTGTTGAATATAAGGATTAACATAACCTTTAGCAACAACTGAGCTAAAATCAATTGGTTTATTTAATTGTATTCCAGTATTTAAATTAGAAGCACTAGATTTAGAGCTAGTAATAGGTTTATCAGAAAATGCAGTTAAAACTTTTTCTATATCTTTAATTTTACTTGCAAGTCCGTCTTCTTTTTTTTCTTCTTCTTTTTTATTAGCTATATCTTTAATTACATTATCGATTTCGCTATTTTCTTCTTCATTATCTTTTTCTTGAATTGCTTTTTTAGCAATTTCTAATGATTCTTCTGTTGATCTTTTATTTTCGTCTTCTGTAGAAGTATTACTGAAATCTTTTTCTTTATCAACTTCATTTTTAAATGCACTTAAATTTTTTAAAAAATCTTCAAACATATAACTCCAAATTAAAAGAGGGCCCGAAGGCCCTCAAATTAATTATGATGGAATATCTCCAGCATCTGCAATGCTATTGTTTTGTAAATACATAACAGTAACAGTTGCATTTCCAGTAGTTCCATCTCCATCTGTACCAGTAAAATCTGCTAAAACTTGAATATCAGTAGTTCCAATATTAGTTGCTTCAGTATCTAAAGTACCACGAGTTGTTCCTAATGATTTTACACTTGTAGATGGAATAAAAGCATTACCATCATCTGCTGTTCCAACAATAACTGTTGCAGCGTTAGAATCATTATTAACTGTAGTAACATTTAAAACTACATCAATTATTTGAGAATTAGCAGGAATAGTACCACAAACTTGATTTAAATGTGATGCACCAGTTATATCAATTTTAGCAGATTGTGCCATAACTGCAAAACCAGTATTCGCTACATTAGAACCAAGAGTTGCTCCAGTTGTTTCTCTTATTGTTCCGGCTTTAATTGGACCAGAAAATGTTGTTGTTCCCATAAGTCTATCCTCCTTTGAATAGTCAGCTATGCTGTCTTCAGGGTGGTTAGGCGTTTACACGCCTAACCAATATTTATTTATTATGCTCCTTCTGAACCGTAGACAGCTCTCCAGTCTGTGAAACCGAAAGAGTATCTTTCTCTAACTTTGTATCTTAAATTACCAGTTTCAAAATCGCCTTCTACAGCTTTTTTGATTGGCGCTCTTACAAAGTGTTTCATTCCATCAGGACAATCAGTCATAATGAAGTATTGATCTGGGTCAGTTAATCTTTGATTAACTACAACGCCACCCGGGATCATACCCATATTTCTCATTGCATTGATATCATTGTCTGCAGTTCCAGGTCTTAAATTAGACTTAAGGATTCTTTCAGCAATGAACACCAATTGAGGTGGAACAATTAGCTTTTGTCCAGTTAATGCAATAGGTATACTTCTATCATCAACAGCAGTTGAGATTTGTACCAATAAACTTTCAAGAGAAGTTTCTGATAAATCTGCTGCAGTAGATAATTTGTTTGAAGCAGTACCGCCACCACCTAGTGGGTGAGAAGCATTCAATAATGAAACGCCATCACCACCAACTGATGTACCAGTTGCATTGTTTAGGATGTTTGCACCTTTGATTTCTTTAGTGTGTTGCATTGATCTTGCTAAAGCTCTAGCATATTTTGCTCCTAAAGATCCGTATAAACCATCTTCTTCTGCTTCTTCAGTAATTGAAAATGCTAAAGCGATAGTTTCGTGCACGTATCTTGAAACAAATCCTTCTCTGCCAGATTCATAAGATATTGCAGCACCTTCTGCTTTTGTAGGTGCAGCACCGAAGCCGATCATTTGTACATCTTCTTCGAATGCTTTTTGTGATTGCTCTGTAGAGTATATTTCTCTCCATTGTTCTGGATATCTATCATACTCCATACCAAACACGGTGTTTAAACCTAGATTGAGCTGTTTGGTAAATAGTGCTCTATTTAATGCCATGGTTCAATCTCCTTATACACCAGCACCAGCGCCGCCTACTCCGTATAGTGATTTATTAATAACCACTTCTACTTTCGCATCTGCACCAGCTGCATTATTTGGTTCATCAACTAATCTTAAAATTCTAAGAACTTTAGATGTTGTACCTAACGTACTAATATCTAATTCATCTGTAGAATGTCCGTAAGTTGAATTAAAAGTTCCAACAGTAACATTTGCTAATTCACCAACATTGGCTGCAGCAAAAGTTCCGTTACATTGAACTTTATATGTTATATTTGGATCGTCATACACTAAAGCTTTAACTTTGGTATTTGCTTTTACAGCAGTACCAGAATTCCAAACTTTAGAGAATTTGACATCACCTGTAGAGTTTTCAATGTATTCTACTCCATAAAATACACCTAAAGCATTTCCACCAGCTGTTCCTCTGATAACTGTACCATCAGTAGTCATGGTTACTAAGTCACCACTTGCTAAATTAGCTGCGTAAGAGTTTGCTATAGGATATTCTTGGGCTCTGATAACTCCACCTGTTAAGTGTCTCAAAGGTATAAAACCTTGAGGGGCATCTGTATTTGCCATGTTATATCCTCCTAGATATTAAGTTACTCTTTAAAGCCTCCTCTAGTAACTTCAGTTTTGAAGGACTTTTGTATTGGATTACCAGGTTGCTCTACTTTGTGCATGTCTTGTTCAACTGATCTCATTAAATTCTCAGTCATTTTAGCGTAATAATCATTACGTTCATTAACCATTTCTTCAGGCATTTCACAGAGTACCATACCTTCTATACCAACACATCCAGCAAACTTGCCATGTTCTATCGTTGGAAAATGTTGAACATTCTTAACCGTTTTAGGGTCACGAGGTTGCCAACCTTCTCTCAATCGTTTAGCTACGTTTGTTGGTGTTTCCTGACCTAATACCATAGTTGCAATCCATCTTTGTTTGAAACCAGGTCTAGCTTCAGGTGCCTCCAATAAATTACTAGGGCGCCATTGTGAAACTCGGGTAGATTGTTCTTCCCTTGTTTCGTGATTTATTTTATTTTTACTCATGTCGTGCTCCTTAAGTTCACGTATTGCTGCTAAAGCTTTTTACTTCTTTAGCAAATCGTTTTAGTGCCGCTTCATCATTTATATCAATACCAAAAGTTTTAGCAGTATTAATATCATCAGAGGTTAGCTTAACTCTATTACTGTCATTTCCTTTTTTACGAGATACTCCAGCAACAGGAGATTGCACTCTGTTGTTTTTTTGTACTACATTTTTATCAGTTTGGACAGCGTTCTCTTCAGATTTATTAAAAAAAGATAAACCAGATGTTTTTAATCGTTTATCCATTTCTAAATAATAATCTGGATCATTAACATCCCAACCTTCTTCAGTTAATTCAGCATCAATACCATAAGCCATAGCAGTTTCTTTTCTATAACCAGGTTTATTAAACCAATCTCTATTATCTTTAACCCAATCTGCTGCTAAAGGTGGAGTTTGTGCTTGTTTTTTTTCAACTTTAGGTTTTTCTTGAGACATTTCATCAGTTTTAGACATTTGTCCTCTAATGTCAGCCATTTTTTCATAAAGTTGAACTTGTTTTTCAGTATCTCCTTGTTCAATTGCTTCTTTTAACTGATTTGAAACAGAAGAGTAATTATTTTTTAGGCTTTTACTAGCTATATCTAAAGTTTTTTTCTCTAATTCAGCTAATCTTTGTTCTAAATCTACTGCTTTCTGTTCAGCTTCTGCTCTTTTTGCCACTTCTTTTGCAATTCTTTTACGAACTTTTTCAGAATATGGCATATCATTTGAATATGGAGGTGTTTTTTTATTTTCTTCTAATTTAACTTGTCTCTCATTTTCAAAAGTTTTATCATTTTCTTTCTCATTTTCTTCTGTTTCAGCTTTTTCTACTAAAGCATCAATAGGATTTTGTGGTATCTCTATTTCTTTTTCAGCAGGTGTTTCATCAAGCTTAACTTCTAACTCTTTCTCATTATTATTTTCTTCTTCGATCATAGTTTCTCCTATGTTGTCGTTGAATTTATCAACGTATATTACACTTGTTGAGATATCACTTCTGGATTTTCTAAAGTAGCAATAATCTCATCGTCATTAATTAACACCATTTTAACTTTTTGTACAGAAATTTTGGCTCCTGCATATCTTCCAAAAATAACCCAATCACCTACTTTACACCAAGGTTGTTTTCTATCACTATAACACTCGGGACCCATTGCAATTACTTTTCCAACTGAATTTAAATAACTTTGTTGTTCTTTATTTGTATCTGTTAAATAAATTCCGCCTTTTGTTTTTTCAATTACGCCTCTTGGTCTTATTAAAATTCTATATCCTACTGGATTAGGAATTTTTTCAGGTGTTGGAACACTGTCATCAGTTGCCCATACATCTTGATTAATCATCTAAATCTCCTTCCTTATATTTTTGAATAGTTTCATCAATTATTTCTAATGCTTTATCTAAACCTTGTGCAACTCCTTGCACACGTTTAAAATCATTTTCTACACCTTTTGAAAGTAAGTTTGAACCTAAATCTGTTTTATGATGTTGTATTTTTTTCTTTATTGCTATTATTAACTTTTCCATTTATTTCTTTTAACATTGAATTTAATAATTTATCAAAATTAACATTTGCTTTTTTAGCAACTTGTGCAAATATTCTTGGTTTTACAATTTTAATTGATAATTTTTTATTTTCTAAAAATTTTTTTGCTTGTCTTATTTCTTCGGCTTTAACTGCCATAATTAATCACGTTTTGCAACACGAGATGCTGTTTCAATAATTCTAGCTTTTGTTTCTGCATCTTTTCTTGCATTAACCCTTTCTTTATCTTTTACTCCTTCAGCAAATCTCGCTTTTCTAATACTTAGTTCTTCTTGTTTTAGTTGTAAATTTGCTTGTTTTTCTGCCATTTGCATTTGTTGTTGTTGTTGCTCAGGACTTGGTGGCATACTTCCCATAAGACTTTGAGCCGCCTGAGCTGCCGCTGCGGCAATTCTATTTTCTTGTTCTATATCTAATTCTTTAGGTTCTTCATCTCTTAATTCTTTATTCATTTCTCCAGAAGAAGTAATCATACCTTCTGGTACTTGAGCTTGCATTTGTTGTTGATATAAATAAGCCATGTGTTGACCTAAATGAGCCATCATTAAAGGATATAAAACTTCTTTTGCTTGAGGGTTTCCACCAAATCTTGGATCATTAATAAATTGTTGATGAACTGCAATATGAGCTTGATGATCTTGATCTTCAAATACTTTTATTGGTTTACCATTTAATAAAGCCATGTTTTCTGATACAGGATCACGTCTAGGTACATCTTCATCTTCTATTATTAAATCTTGATAATCAGGAATATTTAATGATTGTAAAAATCTTCTATAAGCTTCTTTTGTATCTATAATACTTGGTGCTTGTTGTGCTAATTGTAAACCAGTTTGAGCTAATGCTATTCTCTGTGCTTGAGAAAATATATTAGGATCACTTACTGGAACTACATTTACTGCATCATTAAAATCTTTTCTTCTAATAATTTTTCTTTCACCAATAACATCATATGGATATTCATCATCTAAATACTCTCCATTTAATTCATAAATTAATTTAAATTCTCTACCTTGAGCTTGGTGTAATCTTTTATGTATAGCAGAAAAAACTTTACTACCTTGTTCTATTAATGCTATTGTTGTTCCAACAGGTCCTGATCCTGCAGAATCACCAACCATTGCATCAGCAATACTAGCAAAACGTCTTCCTGATTCAGATAAAACACCTAATAGTTGTAATAATGTTGGTGATGGTTCTTTAAAAGGGAGAGGTATAAATGATTTTCTTAAATCATCACCATAAGCTTCGACATCAACCCATTCACCAGGAGCTATTGTAAGATCACCACCTTCTATTCTTGCACCTTTTGCTTTAAAACCTCCATTTAGATTTGCAAATGCTGCTGAATCTAATAAAGCTCTTAATGCACCAGTGCTAGCATGTTGTAATCCTCCAATCATTTGAATTAAGCCAAAACCATAAAAGCCTAAACCAGGAAGATATTTATAATGAATAAAATACGTTCTTTTTCTTTTTAGTGGATCATCTTCTTTCCAATTTCTTCTTATTGCTAAAGTTTGACCTGTTTCATAATCAACAGTCACAATATATGGTAAAGCTAAACCTGAATCATCTTCTCCTAAATCTAAATCGGCATGTATTTCTAATATAGTATGAATATTATCAGACATAGAAGAAGACATACCTTCAAGCCTTTGTATAGTTTGTTCTACAACATCTTGACTATCATTTCCACCTTGATTTTTAGTTATAGGTACATCTCTATAAAAACCTTCTATTTGTTTTTTCTTAATTTCATTAACTGTAAGTTTCATAACTTGAGTATATCTTTCTGCTGTTTCTAAATCTGTATTTTCATAAGAAATTACAAATTGATCAGCAGGTACAAATTTAGAGCAAATTCTATCTAAAGAATTATCAAAGAATATTTTTTTAAAAGCACTACCGGCAAGTGCTAAATAAAATAACATTTGATCTAATTCATTAAAATAATCTGGTATTTGATTTGTTACTTGATAATTCATAAAGTCTTGAACACGTTGCGCTTGTTCTATTTTCTTATCTGTTTGTTTTCCTATAATTTGAGTTTTGACTGGTCCTCCTGATGGAAACATTTCTGCAATAGCTCTTGCTTGAAACTGAGTAGCTGCTTCTGACATTAATGGATGATGAACACCAGATGCTCCCGGGAAAGGATCTTGTCTATCTTCTACAACAACACCTAACATTTTTAAACCTTTAGAATATTGATCTTCCCAATCTTTTCTTGAAGATTTATCATCTTCATATTGTTTTATTAATTCTTTTCCTATTTTGATTACTTCTTGATTTGGTAATTCTTCTGCAAGATTAGCGTAATGATTTGATTTAAAAGCTTCTTCTTCTTTTTCAGTTAAGTCTTGATCTATATCTACACGAACTTTTTGTCCGTCTTCATTAGTATATTCAAGTTTCTTTTTTTCTAATTCAACTTCTAATGCCATTATGCCCTTCTAGTTTTTTTCTTTGTTCCATCAGGATTTCTATTTTTATCTTTTTTACCTTTTAAAATATCTTTATCTACTTTTGCTGCTTTTCCACCAGTTAAAGCAGAATTTACTCTAGCCATTGCCCATGCTTGAGGACTTACACCTTTTCTATGACCACTTGTTCTATATGCTGCTAAACCTCTATTATAAATTTTTCTAATTTTAGATGCTGATACTCCTGATTTTTTAGCTTTATTTCTAATTGCTGTTGCAGTACTTGAACCTTTTGCTTTAGCCATACATCTCCTTAAATTTTTTATTATGTTTACTTTTCTTTTTTGATCCTACAAA